GTGCTTTCTGCCGTCTTGGCGGGGTTCTCCAGCTTCCACTTCTGTATGCGCGCTTTGTGCTTGGCGGTGTATTTAGCGTACGCTCGTCTGGTCCGTTCGGCGGATACCCCCGCCGCCCTGTTCCTGATACTCTTGAGCAACGCACACTTTACGCACGCCCGGTAGCTTAGGTAACGCTTGGTGGCACCGCAGCGGCGGCATGGACGGCCGTCGTAGAACTGCGTTCTGCGGCGCACTCAGCTTGCCATCCATCCGTTGCCAGACTTCTTACCACTGTAGTCGCTGCCGTACGATCTGTCAACTGAGCCTCGGTTTCCGCGGCCAGTGCCTTTGTTGGCAACCGGAAACGCGAACGTAAGCGCGATAGCGTCAGCCGCGTCGGGGCTGGCGAGCCCGCGTTTCTTCATGTTGGCTTTGCTCTCCAGCTTGATCGCGCCGTTGTTGGTCCCGGTGCTGGTAAGCTCTTGCTTGGGGCCGGTCAGGTCGCTCTGCAGCATCCTGTCTTTGGGCAAGCTAGCCGTCTTGAGCCATTCTTTCATCAGACCCCACATCTCGGCACGCTTGTTGGCGTACATCATGGGTTTCTTGCTGGAGTGCCCGAAGTTGACGGGCCGGACCTGCTTGAATTGTTGTTCCTTGAGGCGGTCGTAGACGCCCGCGCCAAGCCCGCCCTCATCTACACAGACCATAGCAGGCCGAAATTCTTCTATGATATCAATGATCCGACCGACGGTCTCCATTGTATCTTCGCTGCGGTATCTTCGGATTGCGAGGATATCACGCCCCTGACGTACGGCGATGACGGTGGCGTCGGCTCCAAATCTGGCGGGGTCGACGCCTACAATGATCGGGGCGCTAGGGTCGAGCATCTGAGGTCTTGCAACGGCTTCCTCCACCAGTGTGCGTGAGATAAACTGCTCGTCGCCCTCGGGCGGAAAGCTCCCATAGACTTCAACGTACGCTTGAGCCGAGTCAGCGCCGTATTCGTCGATAATCTGCTGGTAGACCTGCTTGTCGGTCCCCTCGACGGTGCGCGCGTCGACGGTTCGGGTGTTCCAGAACGCCCGTTTCTCGTTGAAAGTAGAGTAAAAATAGCCTGAACCGCGCCGCGGGTTCGAAAACGCAAACCAGAACCTATTTGGCGTGTTTTCCGTGAAGAATCCGGCCGCGACCGACCAGATCGGGTCCGCGATACCTGACGCCTCGTCGAAAATGAGCATTACGCCCGCGTAGTTGTGGACGCCCGCGTACCCATCGGGGTTTTCTTCGCTCCAGAGACGTCCCTCGATGGCCCAGTAGCGCGTTCCGAGCTTCAGATCGCGCTCTACGAGGTCCGTGAGCCACGCGGCCGGGGTGATCTTGGTCGCCGAGACTTCGAACCAGTGCGAGTTCAAGCTCATCGAGAGCCATTTTGTGATTTCGGCCCAAGTGACTGAGCGCAGCTGGCTTTCGGAGTTGGCAGACACTAGGGTTGTGCTCCCGATACGCGTGCTGATCATCCAGTGCGTGAGCCAGCTGACTAGCGCACTCTTTCCAATACCCCGCCCTGACGCCGTGGCGTCCCGCAGTGTCTGGAAGTCAACCCGGCCTTCGTTCTCTGCCAAGTGTTTCTCAAGGTCGCGCAGCACGTCGCGCTGCCACTTGCGTGGCCCCGTGAAGTGCTCCAGCGGCGTGTTCGGCTGGCCCCACGGGTACATCAGCATGACGAACGCCAGCGGCCCCATCTTGATCGTGGGCGACCAGATACGGCTCATCAGGGCCATCTCGCCCTCGGCGTTGTAGATGGGCTGCTGCATGCTGCTACTCTTTCGGTCCTAGCTCAAAGTGCGGCCCGTCTTTGAAAAGTTTCCAGAAAGCCCCGGCGACGATGTGGACGCCGGAGGCCGTCGCGAAGCTGGTAAGCTCTTTGGCCAGCTGCATATATAGCGGCCAGTCCCAGCGTAGCTCGCCGCCTAGGATCACTGCGAGGTCCACCGCCCTACCTGTGAGGTGCTTGGAGTTCATGGTCCTCGACGCGCCTGCCGCGACTAGCTCACGCTGGCGGTCAACTGAGCGTACGCCCTCGACCACGATAAACTTGATCTCGGTCTGCTTGGCGAAGTCCTGCAAGACTTTTGTGAGCTTGGGGTTGACGCCCAGCAGGCGGCGCTTGCTGCGCGCGTCGAGTTTGGGATCGCCGGTGTTCAAGTTAATCTTCCTTGTTTTCTGTAACCTGACGCGCAGGTCGTGTTACTTCTACGACTTCAGCGTACACACCCTCGATCACGCGCTTCTCGGCTGCGCGCAAGGCGTCAGTAATTGAGATTTGCCCCTGTACCGAGACGTTCACCTGCTGCGCGGCCGTCCAGCCGTGGACGTGCTTCAGGACGTCCAGCGCCGCCTTGGCGTCGCCTTCGTGGGCTGCTTTGATGAGGACGTCGGTCATCTCCTGCTCGCCGTCGCTGCGGCCCTTGAGGATAGCCATCTCGACCAGCGGGTCGACCTGCTTGAGCCTGTTGAACTCTATGGGGAGCATCCCCGCGGCCACTGCTAATGAGTCCCCTTTGAGACCCTTTTTAGCGGCCGCGTAGACCTGTTCCAGACGGTGCTCAGTCGCGCGGATAGTGACGCGCTCCGCTTGGGGCAGTGTGAAGAAGCTGTGTGCTAGGGTAAGTGCCGACATTTTGTATTACTCAGTGTCCGCGTCGCCGAACCGGAACCCGATGGGCCGGGGCATCCTTACCAATTCATTGCCATCTTCGTCGAAAACGCCTGTGTACGTCGGCTCGTCGTCACAGAAGACTACCGTACCGCCAACGCCGAGCCCTTCAAGCTCAGGGTCGCAGTCATCGGGGCTCCAGATGTAGGCGGATCGGGGTGCGGCCATGCGTGGAGTACGTCAGTGAACTCTTAACAGGGTATTTTAAAAATAAAAAATCTGTGCGGGTGACCACTAGTACTAGAGCTAGCGTCAGGGCTCCCTCCCCCCGGCCTGCGACTGAGAATGAGTTGCATTGAGAATGCGTCGCATGTGCATGAGCCTGACAGGCTTGCGACTGCGTCGCATGTGCAAGCGCCCGACAGGCGGCAGGCTTGCAACTTACTCGCAAGTGCAAGGCGTTTTTTGCTTGAGAATGCGTCGCATGTGCATGTAGGCATGGGCCGGGCAGCATCGTGCTAACTGCACATGAGTTGCAGTTGCATCGTCAGCCGGGCTGGAAACTGGCGAGTTTATGCCACTCAGCACATGGCATGGTACTTGCTTTAGTACCAAGTCGCTGGGTTTAGTTTATCTAAATGCTCAGAGTTTGTTAACCACGTTTATACGGGGTTTGGACGGGGGCTGGATGCGCAAGTCGAGTCGCGGTCACCTTGCTATATAGAATTCTAAACGCGATCCTGAGGCATTTGGGGGCCATTTAGGGCTATGCACAATTTGCCTAGTAAAACAGCTGTTTTATCGAATAACGATAAAAGTCTAGTTGGAACGATTCGTCTAGAACAAAGGTGGAACATTTAGTTCAACGTTGAACCAATTTGAGGGTCTCGCGGGAGTTTTTGGCCACGAATAAAGCGAATGGATACAGAGGCTTAGGGCTGTTTTTGGGCTAAAATGGTCATTGGTCAAATGGTCAAACAGGGAAAAAAGGGGTTCGTCGGGCCGGGCCAGCTGACGGCCCGGCGACGCGCGGCGCAGGGCTAGGACTATATTCCTATCATATATACAATCTACTATAGAGAGTAATATGACCATTTGACCATTAGAGTAGAAAACCCTGCAAATTCAGTAGCTTAGAGCATGGTCAAACAGCCTCGAAAAACTGCCATTTCCCGGCCATTTGGCCAGTAATTTAACTTGCATTTAACGTACGTCAGTGTAGATTTGCTGTACCCAATGGGCGTCAGTGACTATCGAGCGCGACACAACGGGCCGTTGTTTGACATCGCAGAAAGACTAGCAGACCGCCGCCTGCGGCTATACGCGCGTCAGGACCGGTTCAAAGGGATGCAACAAGTCTAGCTAGGCGCGCGCCACACTGGCGCGCCGCCTAGTGTGACTGGCGCGCCGTCCACATCGGGCGGCGCGCCTCGCACACTAGGACACAAACACATGAAGACACTCCCCACACTCTTACTGTGGATCACGCTCAATGCGTGCGCCGCGGTCGTCGCGTTCTCTGGCGCGCGCGTCATCTTCCACCTTATCCAGCAATAGACCCGACTGACAGACTATCAGCCTGGCGCACAAGCGCCGGGCTGTTTTGCGTACTGCCCCAAACCATCACCCTCAAAACAGGACACCCACACATGTTCGCAATCCCCAAAAACACGGCCGACGCCACCGCGTCGCCAGCGTCGACCGGCGCGCGCAAGCCTCGCCTGATCACCGCCGAAATCACCGCCCATCAGATCATTCTGAGCGGCGGAACCTACCCACTGCGGAATGACATTCGAGAGCACGGGTTCAGCTACAACAAATCGGACGAAACGTGGCGCGCGCCATACACGCCCGGCAACGAGACCTATGCGCGTTCCATCGCCTCGAACGTGGTCACAATTGGTAACGTCCCTAGCGACACCCCGCAAGCGCCGGACGTTCCGGCCATGCTGGCGCGCGCCATGCGCGACCAGAGCAACATCCCGCCGCACGTTGATGACGACGACCAAACCCCGACCGATCAACCCCGCCGCCGCATCAAGCGTACGGCGGAGCCTGATCAGACGCCGACCCAAACCCCGACCCAGCAAACCGATATCGCCGCAGCACTCGCGGCGTTCGTGGCCACTGTCCAAGCAAACCAACCCGCGCCAGCGCCGCAAGCGCCCGCGATTGACTTCGACGCCGTCAAGCAGCTGATATCGGCGGCGCTTGTGCCTATCATCGAGAAGCTCAACCAGCGCCCGACCGAACGTCTCGATATCGTCCAGAATGGCGATGTGGTCCGCACGGTCGACGGCGCGCACCACGCCATGTTGCCAACCCTGATCAAGTGTTTGACAGCTGGCGTGCATGTGTGGCTCGCCGGCCCCTCGGGGTCTGGTAAGACGCACGGCGCTGAACAGGCTGCAACGGCGCTAGGGCTGACGTTTCGACTGCAAGGCGCTATGACTATGGCGCACGAACTAACCGGCTTCGTTGATGCTGGCGGGCGCTACCATGAGACGCCGTTTGTAACCACGTTTCGCAATGGCGGCGTTATCCTCCTCGACGAACTCGACGCCGGGTCTAACGAGGCGCTTCTGGCGCTCAACGCTGCGCTGGCCAACGGTATCATGTGCCTGCCTTCGGGCGAGATCATCCGCGCTCATGCTGACTTCAAATGCATCGGCGCGGCTAACACGTTCGGCGCTGGCGCAACGGCCGACTATGTCGGCCGGACGCGCATTGATGCCGCCTTCCTGCAAAGGTTTGGCGCGCGTCTGACGTGGGCATACGATGAAGCACTTGAGACCGCGTTGACCGGCGACGCCGCATGGTCCGCGCGCGTCCAGAACGCACGCGCCAAAGCAAAAGCGAACGGCCTGAAAGTGCTGATCACGCCGCGCGCCAGCATCAACGGCCGCAAGCTGATGTCTGTCGGGTTCACCGCCGATGAAGTGGCGAACATGACCTACTTGGCCGACCTGTCGCCTGATCAGCGCCGCATGGTCGACTAGCCTAACGAGCCTAGAGCCTACCTAGCCCGGCGCACAAGCGCCGGGCTATTGGCGTGTCACTACAAACCAGAAGGAACCAAACACATGACACACTTTACAACGGGCTATGGCCCTAGAGGCCAGACCGCACCTGTCGCGATCTTTCCCGACTTCGAACACATGACGGAATACCTGCGCAGCAAGAAAGACAAGGCGCTGGGTTATTACTATGACTTTGAAACGTCGCGCCATGCGCTGGCCACTGGCGATCCGATACTAGCCGATAAAGCAGAACGTACGCTGGCCAGCATTGAAACCGAAAGCCTGTACAGCGATAACGTGCAGAGCTGGGGTCGATCAGTATCCGGCGCACTACCTGACGTTCCCGCCTACCTTGCAGGCTCGCCGCTCAACATGCGGCGGCGCGTACCCCAGCAAGGTCTCGCGCCTCTCACTATCGTGGTCGAAACGTTCATGAGCGGCGGCGTAACCGACGCGGACCGCGAACGCCGCGGCGTCGCCATCCTGTCGCTTGTCCGCAAGCTGCAGATGACGGGACACGCGGTTGACTTGTGGCTGGCCCATACGTCGCGGCCGGGTCTCACTGCTACCTGCCTAGTTCGCGTCGAAACACGGCCGCTTGACCTTGCGCGCGCCGTCTGGGGGTTCACCGCCAGCTTTGAGCGCAACGGGTTCAAGTCAGCTAGTGCAGAAGTGCTGTACAATCTGCGCGTGAAGGAAAACAACTTCGGACTGCAAGCGCCGTTCTCTGACGCGACGTTCCCGAACGACCCTGCCAAACAGTCGGCGTACTATACGCCGATCCTGCAAGCCGAAAGCGCCGTGCTAGCCATCCCTAGCCTGTGCGGCCGCGACTCGTTTTTCGGAACCGAACGGTCGACGCGTGCGTGGCTTGACGCCAACTACGCCAAAGCCTCGGCGCTGGCGCGCGCCCAGATTGACGCCTAGCCTGCAGCCTACCTAGCCCGGCGCACAAGCGCCGGGCTAGCTTGCGTACTACCAACCCTCAACCACCACACAGGACACCCACCTATGACACATGATCACTCACCCACGCCCGAGACCTATGGCGACTTCCAGCTGGCATACCAGACGCTCAATATGGCGTTGTTTGACGGCCGCTTGCCGGACGTGATGTTCACGCTGGCGCGTACCCGTCACGCCTACGGATACGTGATGCCCGAAGGCTATACGGCCCAAGGCGATCCAGCGTCAACAATCGCGGAAATCGGCCTCAACCCCGCGACATTTGCCGAACGTACGGCGGAGGAAATCCTCTCCACTATCGCGCACGAAATGGTCCACCTTGACCAGCACCTGAACGGGAAGCCGAGCCCGTTCGGATACCATAACCGGGAGTTCGCGCGGCGTATGCTGGCCATCGGCCTGCAGACCAGCGACACAGGCAAGCCGGGCGGCGCTCAGGTTGGCCAGCACATGACGCACTACATTTTGGACGGTCACGCGTTCCAGATCACGGCGCGTCAGTTGATCGCCGATGGCTGGGCGGTGCGGTACACGTCGCCGGTCGAGTCAGACGATGACAAAGCCCGGCGCGTCGCTCGCAAGGCGTCGAAAACCAAATATACCTGCCCGCGCTGCGGCACGAACGCGTGGGCGCGCCCGGGGGCCAAGCTGGCGTGCGCCAGCGACGCGCATGACATCCCGTACCATATGGTCGCCGCCGACTAGCAGACCTGCCTACCTAGCCCGGCGCACAAGCGCCGGGCTATTGGCGTCACTACCAACCCCCACAGAAGGAACAAACCCCCATGACAACCAGCGACAACTATAACCTGCAGTACCGCGACATCGACAGAGGCAGCTGGCGCGACTGGTTCAAGGACTCCAAAATGAGCCTCACAGAAGCGACCCAGATGCTCCGTAGTGCGCAAGTCGCTGCGGTGCGGGATGGACTAGCCCGCGACTATCGTATCATCACAGGCAAGCAATAGGAGCCCCACACATGACCATCAAACACACAACCAAGGAACGCCCCGCGCCCGAGCTAGTCGACGCGCGCGGCATGGCGCGCGACACCATGCAGACTATTGGCGAGTATGCTCGCCGGGACGTCCGCTTTTGGCATACCGATGACATCAGGCGGCAGATCAGCATGCTGGAAACCGCGCTAGACTATTTCGACGCAACCGGAACCAAGTAGGAGCCCCACACATGTTGAACCGCCTAGCAGAAACCTTCCTGAATTGCGGCATAGCCCTCGGCTATGCGATCCTGATCACCGCAGGCGTCAACCTGACGCTGAACATCGAAGTCGAGCTATACCAGACAGCGGCGTTCATGGCGCTTTTCATAAGCGTAAGGCATAACCGCCTTCCCAGCGCCCTGCGCGACTAACACCCCGACAGACTGACAGCCCGGCGCACAAGCGCCGGGCTTTTCTGCGTGCGGGAACTAGCTCTTAATCAATTCCTGCGCTAAGCTAAACACCGGACTACCCACACACACAAAAGGACTAGACCACTATGCAAGACTCTCTCGGATTTACCGAAAGCGAACTGATCACGATCCTGCACGCACTGGACACAGTGATGCAGCTGTCGCGCGTTCTCGACAACCGCGACGACTATGAAGACGCGCGCGCGCTGGCCATCAAGCTGGCCACGTACGCAAGCGAACAGCAACAGAAGCACATCGCACAAGAGGCGATGGAACAGAAGCAGAAAGCGACGGTCAACTAATGTCAAACGTCCTAGCGTTCCCGGCGCGCACAAGCCGGTATGTCAACCCGCCGTCTCAGTGGCGCACGTACAAAGTGTACGCTGTCGCACCCAACGGCGTCATTCACGTCCAGACCCATCGTGCGATGTCCGTGGACAGCGCACACTGC